ATGGATCTCCTTTCAGTATCTTTTCTGTTTCCTTGGCAAAAGTCAGATGCGTCTTTGCGTTTAGTTTGAAGTATTGGATGCATTCATCCAGTTGGTCGCTGATAGCGCAATAATGCCGAGCAAACTCAATAAACTCGCCGACTTTGAGCTGCACGGTTTCGTTATCCTTTAGTCGGTTCTCAACGTCCATGAGGTTCTCAACGTCCATGAGGTTCTCAACTTCCCAAGCAATGTTCAACATAGCTTGCATCCTGCGTTCGTGTGCATCTTTGTTCATGGCTCTCCTTTCAGTATTCTTACGATCTTCTTGCTTTGTTGGCGCAATATCTCAGCGTGAGATAATGCCTCAATCTCATGGTCGACTAGTGCTTGGCACAACTCGCAGTAGTGTCTGACAAAATCAGCAAGCTGTCCAACCTTTAGTGGCACGGTGTCATTTTCATCCAGTGTATTTTCAGCGTTGAAACCGATGTCTATAACTTCTTGCATTCTGTATGCGTGTGATGGTGTGTTCTGTGTGTTCATGTTTGTTATGGTAGAATTATCCAGGCGACTAGCCCAGCCGTGAGTGCGGTTGCGAGCGTGTAAAACGCTTCTAAGATCTTAATTGTCATACGGGTCTTTGGCTGATTTGAGAAGGCAAAGGATAAAAACGATTGCGTAAATTCCGACAATCACGCAAAAGCTGGCAAACATCGGATGCGCTTTGATGAAGTCAACCACGGCTGACCTCCTTTCTCGCTGCTAACATTGCGTCTGCGTATTCATAGGCTTCTTCGGCAACGAGTGATTTTGCAGGCTCTTCGCCTTCATTGTTTTCGTCGTTGTGCTTTTGCCAATTAGCTTGAGCGATTGATAAAGCCGCCGCCGCAAAGTAGTCACGAAGGCTCATGCCTTGTTCGCCTTCGTTTGTATAATCGCCAAACGGAAACGCACTGCCTCCATCGTTAATCGCGCTCACTTCGCCACCTCCATTCCTTGCTCGAGCTTCTCCAGCACATAGCCCGTAAAGATTCTGCGCTTTTCCTTTGCCTCTAGTTTTAAGCGGTCAGCAAGCGCAATCGGCATTTTAACACTGATGGCTCGATGGGTTCGCTCTTGGACTGATGCGGCGATGATGGCGCGTTTCTGCGCTCGTTGTTCTTTTGTATTGCTCATGGTTGTGTTGTATTCTCTTTGGAGAGGGTTTCGATTTTCTGCATGAGCCAGCCTAGTCTCGCTGCGTCTGTTGCTCCGTGTGGGGTGTAAATTACAGCCCAAAGATCCTGCATTGCGAATTGCAGCATAAGCTTGGCTTCGGCCTCGGTGAGGTTGGCGATGTGTTCGTTCATGGCGATGGATTTAGTGGTTGTTTTCATGCGGGGCGGTAGTGGGTTATTGTTGCGTTTAGTAAATCCAACCGCCAACACAACTCGCGCGAATCCCTTAAGTGATGTAATTCATATCCTTCCATCAATCTCCATTCCGCAATCATACACTCAGGATCAACCCCGTTATTCTCCACCCACCCGTCAGCGTCTGGAGTTGGCTTTTGCGGTGCATCCTGAGCTTGCATCGCGCCCTTAAGCTCGGCGGCGAGTATTTGCGCGGCGTATAAGCTCGGCGTTGCGGTTGCGCTGGTTAATAAGGAGGCGTTGGTAGTTGTTCATGGTAGGTTGGTTTGATCTTTGGCGATTGCTTGTATTATTTTCCCCATCCAAAAACTTGGTTGCGAGCCTCCCAATGCGCGGCTGATGTAAGCCACTCATTAGCTGGTCCTAAATCCTTATGCGACCATTTTTGAATCAGCGTGCTTGCCTTGTCTATAGTGTTTGCGTTTTTGATTAGGTCTGATGCGAGATTGGCGATTTGTAGTAGTTGGCTCATATTGTGTGTTCCGCCGCTTGTTGCGCGACGACCGAAACTTGCCAGAATCGCGAAAAAACGCAACAACTTTTTTTAACTATTTTCACTTTCCCTGCAAAATCAATGCCTCCAGCGTGTATTTTGTTAGGGATTTACGTCTGCCATACGTCCGATTTACGTCCGATGATACCGATAAATCGTGAGTTGACAATCGCTCGCTGACTGGTATCTTTTGCTCGCCTATCTGCCACGATGCAGAAAAGGATACGGATTCGCTCTGCGGGTCTAGCATGCTGACCGCATCATCTAAGGCGTTGGGAAGACTCAGCGGAGGTGATGCGGTCTTTTTATTTGACAACGTTTTGGGTATTGGTATAATTGCCGCGAACTTGTCAAACGGTGTATGCCGCCTAGCAAGTGAGCAGATCCCCCACGCCTCTCAACGATGCGCACTTTGGGGGATATTTTTTCACCGCTTGAAAATTATTTCTTGCGTTTTCTCAATCTTGGTCTATTCTTCTCTCGTTCGCGCGATACGACCGCCTAACAAAGATTTCTTGCTGTGTGTTCAAATAGCATTGGAAGCCCGTTCGAAGGTCGTATCTCGAACGGGCTTTTCATTTGCCTGAATGACTGGCTCACATAGAAAACATGAGTCAACTGATGCAAGGTTGATAGTGCTAGGGCGCAAGGGTATCCCGCTTGATGTAGCCATTGCGGCGGGATTAAATAGCGTGTGTAACGCTCATCTTGATAACCTGTTTTACAGCCGCAACCCGCAGGTAGAGATGAGTTTGCAGAAATGCAATTTGAAACGGTTAAACTGACTCAGTTATGAGGGAGTGAATCTGACAAAGTTTTTGCTGTATGGCGAACTTTGTCTTGGTTTCCTGATCTAATTGTAGGGAGAATGAGAAATGAACAAACGAAAGAAACACAGAATATGAAACAAACATTAAAAACAATTGTGATGCTAACCGTATCAGGCGTATCAGCGTGGGCATGTGGAGAAACATTTGACTGGAATATACCATTCTCCATGTTTTTTGCCGCTCTATTTATTGGGATCTTAGCCGCCATGTTTTTTGAATGGTCGGCAAAACATGAAATCTAAACCAACGAAAAAATGAGTGAGGAAATCAACTGGCAAGAACGATACGACCACCTTGTAGAATCATTACCAAAAAACAAGCGACCGTTTTCCGACAAGCAAGCGCAAAAAGTCATCGCTTCGCAGGTGAAGCGCATCACCCAGCTGGAGGACGATCTGAGCTTTGTCCGTTGCGAGCTGGACAAATTGAGAAAGGAAACGAGATGAAAATTAAGCAACTCATAAAGCATTGGTTTCGCTGCCGTCATGGCTCGGTATCGCTAGGACTAAGTTTCTGGTCGGTAACGGCTTGCAATGGCTACGGTGTCGAAACAGAGCAAAAGTGCCTCAAGTGCGGCGTGTATCGCCATCGAGTGTTGAAGTTTGGATGTCGTGAAAGTGCTGAATGGCAAGATGGAAAGCATCCAGAATCTACAAACAAAAACCCCGCCAGTGGGTGCTGACGGGGTTGTATGGCTAAGTCTGGTTCGCTTCGCAAGAGTCGCGCACTTAGCACTGTCGGAAGTAGATTAGCACAATCGGGCGCGGAGTCAATCATTCTTTCCAGAGTTTGATTTTCAGCTTCTTAGCAAGACCGACAACAGCGTCAATCTCATCCTCGTGGGTAAAATTGTGCTGTGTCTCGCTTTTGTATGCTACCCATCTGTTGTCCTTGGTTTTCAGCGTGTGGATATTCTTCGCTTTCATCCATTTTAGGCGGGGTGATTCCTCTTCTGGTAATTCTGGGAACAAGTTCATAGGATCTCAGTTTTAAGCCTAGCCACCTCCACTCCTCGGAGCGTTTTTATAAGGCAATGTTTAACATTTACCATGTCAGCCAACACAGCAGAGAGATATTTCATGTCTGCTTCATCGTTGAAGAAATAAAGCGTAGTAATCGACTTGTAGCCGTTTTTCTCTGCCTCTTCTGGTGAATACGTTGGCGTTTTCATGTGGTCAGTTTGCATGATTGGATGGAGGTGGCAAGGATATTTTTCATTCTGGGCTATCTACCCGACTTCTGAAGTATCGGGTGTTGTAGCTGCTTCCTGGCTTCGACTCACGGCACTCTACTCCTGCCATGAGACTATTCCCATATTCAGCATCCACCTTCTCCTTGGAGAGCCAAAGCTCCTTCGTGCGAAAGCGTGGGCAAGCAACTAGATATTTTCTCTCATCAGGATTCCACCCGATGATTTCCTTATCATAGTATTGCGTTCCGATTTCCAGCGGCGTGTCGTCGAAGATGCTCATCAGAATGGCGGCGTGTCGTTCTCAGTTGTTCCAGTGTAACCTAGCTTCGGCTCGTAGAATGAGATCCAACCGCTCCAATCGGGCGATACAGGCACTCCTTCCAGCTTTAAGGTGAGTTTACCCTCGTCGCTCTCAAAAACCGCTCCTACGGTCAGGTAGCGTTTTTTCTCTATTCCGTCCTTCGTGTATTTGCCCACGGTAGCAACTGCATCATATTTTTTTCTCATAGTGGTAAAATTGAGCGTGTACGATGCGCTCCCCCGTTTCTGGCTTGCCACCTCTTTCGAGAATGGTTTGCAGGTAGAAATTGTTTAGATGTATGCGGGTTTCTCGATAGTGGTAATCCCCTCATGCTGGCGCGGCCATGTGTCCGTGGCGCAGCACGCTTGCCATTTCGCAAGTGCGTTCATGTAACCGATGCGCCCCGCCTCGATCAGTTCGGGTGAGACTTCCACCCATGCCGATTCGTGCGGTGCATCCACCTCGATAAAGCAGATCACAAAGCGAGTGCGATTTTCACCGCTTGCTGCGTTCCACAGATCCAAGTATAACGCTGCTTGCCAGTGATAGCCTCGGTCGATGATAGTGTTGGTGATGTTGCGCAGATTGCCGATTTTGGCAGTCGTTTTCAGATCCACCAGCAGGTCTAGGTTGTCAGGCACAAGGTCAATCATGCCTTTTATGTCCGTTGCCCCGATAGTGGCAAAGA